AATCCTGCATTCTACAATTCTCATAACACATTCCTCCAACCTCAACTACTTGATAGCAGTTTAGAGTTCTTGCTATTATCAAGTCTCAAATCTAAAGAATTCACATCAAAATGCTCTCAAAGCTATTCGGGAGTGGCAGCAAAGCTAGGGACCCTAGGATTAGTGCCAAGAAATCCTCAAAGAAAACCAACCCTTTGTCCATCCTGGATTCAAGCTCAGACAAAGGGAAAGATGGGAAACTAGCAAAGGACATAGTACTAAATGATGCTGAAAGACAACTGTATCAGCATAAGATGCCGGACATTGAAAATGATCTTGGTAACATGATTGCTGAACATCAGGAAGGGACAGTGTTCCCAAACATAGTAATCCTTGATGAACCCCCTGAGTCATTGGAAGCAAGGTACAGACGTCTCACACAACTTCAGCCTAGAGTCAACAAGAGGAGGATGACTGTTCCTGACCACATAACCTTGAGGTTCAGGAAGGAAGTGGAAGAATTCCCTATAAATGACATTGTGCAGTTTGAGGGGAGCCAAAAGAAACCATCCAAGATGGGGTACATTTCCATCAAAAGAGCTGCACTCATATTCTCTCCTCTTAGTTCATTCATAGACAACCATTCAGATATAGTTGTCTCAATTGTTGACACAAGGAAGAGATCTGGGCAAGTGGCAAGGACGTTGAGGCTTCAGGACAACAAACACTACCGAGGGGAGTTTGTGCTAGACTATAGTTTCCCTAGAGAGTCTGCACACAAGGTTTCTCTAAGCTTTGCACAAGAAGTACCCACATTTGACACAGGTGAGCAGTGGGGTGTCTGCCAATTGTTTCTGGATCTTGAAGAGTCTGACTTCCCACTGACTTCTGCCTTCCAAGAGACTATTGGACAGGGGGCTGTAACAACAAGCATCTTGCAAAACTATAAATTCCACCCTGGCCACCTGGATGTTGCCATGAGAGACTCACACATCCCCCTCCTCCGAGGCATGTATCAACAAGGGGACATTGTCGATGATACAGAGCCCCAGACAGATAGGAAGCAGAAATCTGCATATGTGAAGAGTGGAGGTGAGGTTCTGAAACAAGCCAGGAATAGCAAGGGACAGGTCAAGGTAAGTGGGAATGGGTCAATTGACTGGGGGGAGGTCAAAAGGGGTAAGCAAGCCATTGTCCCTGCTTATCAGGCTTCAATTGAGCCTGAAGATAATTCTGAGATGGCTGAGACCACCCAAGAAAAGATTGCCAGGATGAATGCCATGATGAACAGCCAGCAACAGAATGTTGGAACCAATCAACCCAGAACACACAAAAAACATGCTAGATTTGATTCCATCAGCACTCAAGAGGCAATCTTGAGCCGACCTGAAAGTGATCCTGCAGATGCTGGCAACAAAGTTCATGATGCTGAGGCAACAGTTGTGGGATCAGCATCATCAGACTCAGGCACGCCAATCAGACTGGGCCCTCTTAATAGGGTTGATATGGAGGACTAAGACAGTTGCTTGTTGCCCATTTCTAGATCATGAGCATGTTTTCCTAAACAACACTTGTCTGTTTTGTCAACAATCCAAATTGAATGTCCTTTTAACTTTCCATTTTCCACTTCTATTTTCCCATCTTCTATATTGGTTATCCACAAATTCACTTCAGTTGACAATGCGTTCACTCAGCTTGGATAGTCCCACACTCACTTCAAGTCACATCCCTTCCATTAGCACAAACCCATGACACAAGAATGGGCAGAATTTATCTACTTTAATCACATTTCCTTGTCAGACTTGTACTCTTTAGGCACCACCCACTACCCCAGTTGTTGAAACTGAGGTAGTGGGTGGTGTCCCAAAGGTTTAAACCCAATGGAAGCAAATCAATCTGGTGGAAATGCATGTTGAATGCAAAAAGATAGGGTGAACACAAACATGATTACTGAATTAGGTGTCCCAATTTACAATTTAAAATAAGAGAACAAAGTTGAAGCAAAGATGGAAAGAAAAACAGAAAAGGGGAAATGAAATAATGAGCAATGAGATCCAAAAGAATGGAAAGACTAGGATGCAGATGAGGAAGAAATTGGAACACCCTCAGTGACTGGCTTCTTACCCTTATCATCTCCATTGGAAATGAAGTTTGTTATGTCTAACTCATATTCACTCTGAGTTGGTTCTCCAGTAGTGTCTCCAACTATCTTATCATAATTAGTAACTACTGGTAGGAGGGTTTTATATAACCCAATTGTGTTGAATTCAGTGTGTAATTTCTTTCTAGCACTGAGAGGGGGCACTGGTCCTTCAGAAGCAGCCCAGATGTAGGTCCATTGGTCTGCAGCAACCATTGAAGCATCTACTTTGATGTCTTCAGGTTTCTTCCTTTCTTTCTTTTGTGCCCCCTCAAGGAAGACAATGCTCTGGTCACAAGAATAAGCAGCACAAGCTTTGAGGAGGAAGACACGAGTTCTCTGTTTCAATGCAGGTGGGCAGAATGTGGCAAAGGCATTGATCCTCATGAATTTGGGAACTGGGACTGACATGAAGGGCTTGCCAACAAAAATCCTTGGTTGGAAGTCTCCTAGCCATTCTGCAAGAAACCACAGGGAATGATCCAGATACTCTTGGGTAAGTAATGACATCTGATGGGATTCCTGTGCCAGTTGTCCCAACCTGAATCTGATACCTTGCAACCAATTCATCATTCACTTCCCTCCCTTCGTTGCTGCGTCTAGCAAGAGCCTTGCCAGAGAGGTTCCCCATGTAGATGTTTGCTGCAATCATATACATGATGTCCACTTTCAGGTCTTCATCAGTCAGCCCATACTGATTCTTTAGAAAAATCAATTTTTTGATTATTGCAAAAGGGTCAAATCCTTGGAATTCAAAGATGGAGAACATCAAGATGTCAACCTGCATGATGTCTATCTCAACAGACTGCTGAATCAAGGCATCAATCTCAGCAGTCTTGATCTTCTCCATCCCCTCTGTCATATCCTTTGCACTCATTTTGAGTACACTCAACTTCTTCTTCCTTTCCCGATCCATCCTCTCAGCAGATGTTGGTCCAGGGGTTGGGTCAGCCATTGCAAGAGGCTCGTCTTACAACAGTTTTTGACAATTGGAAAATGTTATTAGAATGTAGAGTAACGAATTTGGCAAATTTAGCC